TCAACGATATCATTAAATATCATAGTCTTAGAACTACCTTGTTGTCTTCCTTCTAAAACTATATTTTCCGTGTGAGTTACTGTTAATGTAGCCATTATTTTCTTTTTTTAATTTTAAATTTTAATTTCCATACCCCATGCTCTACATATTCATATGAATGTAAAGAGTAGTCTCCTGATTCTAAATTTACATAAGTGTCAACACCTTCTTGTATTCCACCACCTACATAATATATTTTTTTATCTAATATATCATAACCATTATTTATAAGTGTCATGGCTATGTCATCTTCCTTTTCTACTAAAGATTTAAAATCTTTAGAAAAACTACTATGAGCGTAGCAATTACCTATTGATAATTTATTAATAACACCATAAGCAGTTTTTTCACGTATCATTTGTCAAAGATATGAAAAATTAAGGACATAATATATTAACACGATATTATAGATGATAACACATTATTAACACGCAATAATCCAGAACTAATTGGATTCATTATACCATTAACAAATACCAAATCTTTTTCTGTTGGTTTTTTAATAGCTTGGTTAATATCTCTTATAACAGTATATGCATGTTGCGATTTAACATCTAGTCTTACTTCATCTAAATATCCTGGAGTTCTTTCAAAAAATAAAGAAACCATATCTTCATTATAATTATCACTAGAACTTTTGTTTTTAGAGCTAAAAGAACTGCCACCCCTATATAAATTAGCAGGATAAGAAACCATTCCTTTTACTCTAATTATTTCAGCTCTAAAAAAACCAAATGCTTTAGTGGCATCAAAAGCTTGCACAGGTGTTGCTGCAGCCATAGTAATTCTAGTAGATATAGTTCCTGATGTTAATGTCCCTAATACAGATTTATCATCATAATTATAATCATAAGTTTGATTTCCTTCATATGGATTTTTCCAATAAACTTTATCACCAGGCGAAACTTTTAATGTAGTAAGGTCTTTGAATCTTTCATCATCAGTGCCATAATATTGATTTACAGTGGTAGAACCCGAAGAAGTAACTTTAAGTTTTCCTAGGTTTATGGTTTCTGAAAATTTAAATATTAAGTTTTTCATTTTATTACCACTTTAGTTCCAGTAGACAGGGCAGTTACATAGTCTGACGCAAACTTTCCTGTTATATTGTTAAATTCAATCACGTTTTCTGGAGACATATTAAAAAGCTCTCCTATTGCTCTTACAGCTTTTGGTCCTTTACTTGATTCTACAGTAAAATCAAACTTATATGAGAATGGTGCTTTTTCAAAATACACAGATATAGATGTAGAGGATACATATTTAGCCCCAACAAAAGAACTTACTGGGAATAAATAAAACTCAGACTCAGAATAAACTATCAAAACAAACCTTTCCATTGTGCAAATATAATAAATTAAACGCGAAGCGTTTCGAAATTAGCAATACTACCGCTTTCCACCAAAATAAGCTTTAGCGTGTCCTTCACTTACTAATGCTTCATTAATATTGGTATGTATTAAACCTAATTCAGAATCTTTTTCTGTGAATAGCTCTCCAAGAATTCTTCCGTATTTTCCTTTGCCCCAGCTTTTCATTACTATTTTATTTTCTTCAACATACTCCTTTAACCTTTTTTTAGCAGCTAAACCCTTTGCTTTCTCTTCTAAGTCCCTAGTTCTGCTTTCTGGTGCATTTATACCATACATTCTTATTCTTCTTTTTATATATGTATTAAAGCCAAGGTCTATAATAACATCTACCGTGTCACCATCAACCACTCTTTTCACTTCTACGTCGTATGTATATTTTTGTAATTTTTCCATAATATTATCTTGGTGTTTGTGTCCAGGTAACTCTACCTCCAAATATAGTATTAGTTGAACCAACGGCAATTCTTACCCACATAAATTCTCCAGCTTGACTTGCAAAAGTGCTAGCTAAAGTAACATTATTATTAGAAGTTGTTGTTCCTAAAGAAGTTAAATCCCCATCTTGTTCTCCTTTGTAAAACTCTACAGCTAAAGAGTTGTCAGAAGCGTCCACCCTTCCCCCATTAGCAGTAAATCCTTGTGGAACTCTCACACAAGCATATAGATTTGTGCTACCTGTAGCCCTAACACCTAATTTCCCAGTCACTCCTGTTTCTATAACAAGAGCATCAGTGGTTCCTTCTTCTGCTATCCAATCATTAGGATGTATATACGTGGAACCAAAATACCCTGCGTATCCAACTATATTAAAACCTGCAGATTGACTCACTGATATACTAACATCACTCATATTAGAATCTAAGTATACACCATTTATATTGTCAGCTATAAGAATAACTGGGTCTTCTCCAAAGTTAATTTCTTTATATATTGCTTCCATAACCTCTTTGTGCTTATTGGAAGTTATAGTAATGTTAATATAAATATTATCAGTGTCTGGTTGACTAGCTGCTACATGGTCACCTGTAACATGTATTCTTAAATTTGTGTCAGAAGTGGGATACATTCCCTTTATGTCATTAGCCCAATATCCATAAAAAGTATCGCTACCAGAAGAATCTGTACCAAAAGTTATAAATTTGTTTTTCATATTACGCTACATTTATAGATAAACTCACAATTGAACTTATGTAATTAGAATTTATTTCTCCTGTAGAAGTATCATCCACCTCGTCATAAATAACCACAAGGTCATCTTCACCTAAAATAATTTCTTTCATAATTTGATTAAACACATCAACAGCTCTAGGAGCAGTAGTACATATTATGTTTATACTG